CACCTCTTTAGTTGGTTATAGATTGAAATTTCAACTATAACCTTACATTTAAAGAGGTCCAGGTGTGAGTGTCTTGTAATTCTTGAGATTTCGGTTGAGTTGCTCCTGTAGTCTAAGCTACTGCGGTTGAGCTCCTCCCTTAATCTAGGTCGTATATAGGGGTAGGGGAAATTATTTGGGATTCGTAGGAAGCATACTTGGTTCGGAATGCGAGCTCTGCGTCTGTCATTGGTGAGGGGAGGCCCTTGTATCTTTTTGGGTCCCACAACTTCGCGTTATGACGGATTGCAGTGCTCACTTTCTCTCCTGAGGTTACTGTTTGGAATAACTCATCTAGTTCAATATCACTATCGAATAGCAGGTCTATACACTTTTGACCTACTGCTTTGTTGTAGTATTCAACTCCAGAGTTCTTCTCTTCTACGAATTTGGGCTCGGGCATCCTTTCTGCTGCGACTTTCCATGTTTTCCAATTTGCTGTTCCATGAGCTAGCGATATTGGCCTTGTCTTGTTCCAGTTCAATAGAATCATTCGAGCTATGCGTAAGTCTAGCTCTGATAATCCTTTGTAGCCGGTCATGCCAACTCCTCCTATCCACTCTGGAGCATACCATGGAAGACGTGTCTTGTCCAATAGATCTTTATGCCACCGAATAAATTCCCTGTGCACTACCTCTTTCATGTTGATTGGACATGATTGCATAACTTCCCTGTACCTTGTTCCAATATTATTTCTTGGGTCATCTTGGTCGTTGAGACCTATTGATAGACCAGATCTCTTCTGGCCGTTCATCAGACCCATATTAATAAATTTGGTTTCACTGAAGGGGTTGAGCCGTTGCTTGAATGAACCATCTGGTTGTTTGACATAGAAAGGAGTTGGTTTTTCCTCATTCCTTGAGAAGTTTCGTGAGTTGATATTTACGAAGTCTCTCGAGTAATAGGTTTTACCAATACTCTCCTTTAGTCCTACGAACCCTGTGATGCGTCTCCATGCTCCCACTCCCCTTTCAGTGCATTTCATTGCTAAGTCATCTCCGTTGCACATTCCGGGCCAGTCACTTAGAAGCGTCTGCTTCTTTTTGTCTATCTCGTAAGCCCATCGTGATGCCGTAGCATTGATTATGTTGAGTACAGGAAATGATGTAATCGATCCCATTAACTGTCCTACAGTTTGATTTAGAGTTTTCTCCTCATCTTCAGGGTTAGCAAA